AGTTATGTTTTAAATACAGCAGGGATTGAATGTTTGCGAACTCTAAGTAGCCAAGGCTATAAACAATATGGTTCAGAAATTGACTGGAGGACATTTGAAAATGTTCGCACTAATGACATAGTGGTTTTAACAAGAAATGATGACCCACGCTTCGGACATGTTGGATTTTTTAGAGGTTATAATCCGTCAACAAAACGAGTACAACTGTTAGGCGGAAATCAAAAGGATACTGTAAAGTTAAGTAATTTTTTAGTAAGGGGCAATAGAATGACATTAACATCAATAAAAAGAAATTGGACTGTTCCGGAGAAATATGATTTTCCAGTTATTGGAACAGATTTGGCTTCGGGTAACCTTGATAGTTATGCAAGTACGAGGTAAAAAATGGAACAAGATTTATATAAAAATATTAAGGTTGTAGGGTACGAAGATAAAACATCTCAAATATCAAAGAGGTATAGAGGTATTAGTACAGTTAACAACAAAAATGAAAGTAAGGTATTATACGATGTTTCTATTATCAAACAAGATATAATAAATCACTTTCATATACGACAAGGCGAAAAGTTAGAAAATCCTACATTTGGAACTATAATTTGGGACGTTATATTTGAGCCGTTAACTGACGACCTTAGAGAAGCAGTATTAGAAAATGTAACAGATATTATTAACTCAGATCCACGTGTTCAAGTTGATAGTGTTTTTGTAGAACAGCAAGAAAGTGGTATTTCGATAGAATGTACACTACGATATTTGTCGTACAATATATCTGAAAAAATGCGTTTAGATTTTGATCAAGCAAATGGTCTCATTAGTTAAGTGCGTATATATTTCAAGCAAATAAATACATTGTAGGAGAAACGTATGTCAGTAACTGATAGACAAAATAAGTTAATTGTTGCAGAAGATTGGAAAAGAATTTATCAATCATATAGGAATGCGGACTTTCAAAGTTACGACTTTGATAGCTTAAGACGCACAATGATCAATTATCTAAGGGAAAATTATCCTGAGGATTTTAACGATTATATTGAAAGTTCAGAGTACCTTGCACTTATTGATTTAATTGCATATCTTGGACAAAATTTAAGTTTCCGTATAGATTTAAATGCAAGAGAAAATTTTCTCGAAACAGCAGAGCGTAGAGAAAGTATCTTACGTTTAGCAAGACTTATTAATTACAATCCAAAAAGAAATTCAGCAGGTAACGGATTTCTAAAAATACAAAGTATACAAACAAGTGAAGATATTATTGATAGTAATAATATTAATCTTAACAATCAAAATATTGTTTGGAATGATAGTTCTAATTTAGATTGGTATGAACAGTTTATTAAAATTTTAAATAGTTCTTTAACAACAAGTAACAAGTTTGGTAATCCAATTGCATCAGATATAGTTAGTGGGATTAATTCGGAACAATATAGAGTTGCAGGCGTATCGTCAGATGTACCAGTTTTTAGTTTTTCTAAAGCCATTAACGGATCAAATTTACCTTTTGAAATTACAAGTTGTCAAATACAAAATGGAAAAATTACAGAAGAAGCACCTTATCCTGGCAATAGTTTAAGTTTTGTTTATAAAGATGACGGCAAAGGTGCAGCAAGTTCTAATAACGGATTCTTCTTACATTTTAGACAGGGAACGTTACAAAACGGAAACTTTAATATTAGTAACCCAAGTTCTAACCAAGTTGTAAATATAGAATCTACAAATATAAACGACACAGATGTATGGCTTTATAAATTAGATGACTCAGGTAATGAAATTGAACTATGGAACAAAGTAGATAGTTTAACAGGAAATAACATTATATACAACACACTTACATCTGGCTCTAAAAATATTTATAATGTATTAACTAAAGCACAAGATAAAATTAACGTTATATTTTCAGATGGAATATTTGGTAATTTACCTAAGGGTAATTTTAAAATTTATTATAGAACAAGTGCAAATTCAAGTTACCAAATTGTTCCAAACGAAATTAGAAATATTTCAATTAAAGTTCCTTATATAAATGCTAACGGAAACTTGCATAATTTAACAATTACAGGAAGTTTAGAATACACTGTTACTAATGCATCAACTACAGAAACAAATGAAAGTATTAAGCGTAATGCACCTGCAACATATTATACACAAAATAGACTTATAACAGCTGAGGACTATAACATTGGTCCTTTAAGTACCAGTCAAGATATTATTAAAGTAAAGAGTGTTAATAGGAATGCAAGCGGCATAAGCAGATACTTTGATCTTAAGGATAGTACAGGAAAGTATTCTAACACTAACGTATTTGCTGATGATGCTATTATATACAAGCAGGAAATAGTAGAAAAGACTGCATTTAATTTTGAAACAAAAACAGATATTGAAAATGTATTAATTAATACAATACAACCTATTATAAAAGAAAATAATACAAGAAATTATTACTTTGAAAAATACAACGAAATTCTTCTTACAGAAAATAATGTAGTATGGACACAAACTACAACGGATACAAATAGAGATACAGGGTACTTTAAAGATTTAAGTGACAATGTGTATAATCTTGGTAGCTTTACAAGTGGCAATTTACAGTATGTAGAACCAAGTGCATTAGTTAAATTTTCTGCTCCTACTGGTTATCATTTTATGACAACAGATAATAATAAACTTATGCTCGGAGATGCAGATCATCCTGGAGCAGTTTCTTATATATGGACAAAAATCATTAATGTTGTAAATGACGGAACAGCAAATTCAACTGGAATTTTAGACAACGGCGATAGTCCTGTAGTTATTACTGATAAAATTCCATCAGGCGCAATACTTACTGCTATAAGACAAAAATATACAAAAGAGTTTGGTACAGATATTTTAAGTAAAGCAATTGATTTAATTTTTGCATTTAAAACTTTTGGATTACGTTATGATGCAATATTGCGTCAATGGAAAATAATACTAAATGAAGATTTAGATATTATAAATCCTTTTAGTTTAGGTAAGTCCGGCGACACAACAAAGACAAATCAAGATAGTAGTTGGATAGTATTGCTTGAAACAAATGGCATTAGTTATACAATTACTAATAGAAAATTAGAATACGTTGCTGAAAGTAAAGATCAAGTTAGATTTTTGTTTGAAAAAGATAACACAGTATTTGATACAAAAACAGGACAGTATGTTTCCGATACAGTTAAAATTTTAAGTATAAACAAGCAGCCTAATAGTCTTATACCTTTTACAAAAGATTACACTTGGCAAATAATTGATGTGTTTAACAATGTCGAAGGATATGTCGATAGTAGAAAAGTTAAAGTAGACTTTTTTGATAGTGACTTTGATAATACGATTGACGATCCTGATATTTTTAATACATTAGTTGATCAAACAGCAAGTAACCTTAATAGGTTTGTATTTCAAAAGCAATATATTACTTCAGAAAACTTAGAAGATTTTAAGTACGTATCACAAGCTGACGAAGGTATTATTATTGTCAATAATGAAGGACAAATTGGACCATTAACTAATGCATACCCTGATGGACAAATATTCTATCTTGTAGAATCTAATTTATTTAAAAAATATACAGCATCGGCATCTTCGCTTTCAATTGTTAGTAATTACAAAGCATTTGTTGGCAGAGACGGATTAAAAGTACAATATACTCATAGTGCTGATCAAACAACAAGAATCGATCCAAGTGTAAGTAATATAATTGATACATATGTTTTAACTAAATCGTATGATATAGATTTTAGAAAGTACCTTTCTGGTGCAACAACAGTAAAACCTAATCCGCCAAGTAGTGATGAATTATTTTTAAATTATGCTGAAAAAATTAATGCAATTAAAAGTATAAGTGACGAAGTTATTATGCAGCCAGCAAAGTATAAGGTTTTATTTGGTAATAAGTCTAATACTAATTTACAAGCAACTATAAAAGTTGTAAAAAATCCTGCAATTACTATAAATGATAATTTGATAAAGAGTCAAATAATCGATTATATGAATGTTTATTTTGCATTAGACAATTGGGATTTTGGCGATACATTTTATTTCCAAGAAATGGCAACTTATATTATGAACAAAATGTCGCCTATAATTGTTAGTATGTTAATTGTACCAAACGACCCAGCACTATCGTTCGGCGGCCTTTTTGAAATAACAAGTGAAGATAATGAAATTTTAATAAGCGGAGCAACAGTTGAAAATATTGATATTATATCAAGTAATACAGAATCGCAATTAAGAAGTTTAGGATCACAAGTAATATCTTATTCTGAAGCAGGATCAACAAGCGGATCTTTAGCAGTTAATAATAGTGCAGTTAATAATAGTAATAGAGGAAGTAGTTACTAATGGCTTATAATGATAACCAAAATGAAAATGAGTTGCCTACAGGAAACGTTAAAAAGACATCAAGCCAGTTTCTTCCAAGATATTTTAGAAGTGATTTTAACAAAAAGTTTTTACAATCTACAATAGATCAATTTATTAGTAATGGTAATATTGAAAAAATAAACGATTATGTAGGTAAGCGCAGCGCTCGAAGTGTAATAGAACAAGATACGTTTCTTCCTGATGTTTCAAAAGAACGTGAAGATTATCAACTTGAACCAGCCTTAGTTAATTTTGACGAAGTTAACAATGTTACCTTTTTCAAAGATTATAACGATTTTCTAAACCAGTTAAAAGTATTTGGCGCTGACACTACTAACCACAATAGATTGAACCAACAAGAATTTTATAGTTGGGATCCAAAGATTGACTTTGATAAATTTACTAACTTCCGTGAATACTATTGGTTACCAAATGGTCCTTCGGCTATTACAGTAGTTGGTCAAGAAGAAATTATTGAAAGTACGTATACTGTAAAATTAGGTGACGACCTTGATAATACACCTTATATATTTGATCCAAACGGATTAACAAGAAACCCTACACTAACTTTGTACAAAGGAAGAACTTATAGATTTGAAGTAGACTGTAAAGATGCTCCATTATTCTTTAGAACGTCAAACATTAATGATGACGATTATAATTTTGGTATGGCTGTTAATAATGGTGCTGAAGAAGGCATTATTGAAATTAATTTATTAGACACTGCACCTGATACATTATATTATATAAACGGAAATGATCAAAATCAATCCGGCATAATAAATGTTTTGAAAGCAGAGGACGCATCTTCTTTAGATGTTGAGTTAGAAATTTTAGGTAAAAAGAACTTTAAACTTTCAAACAACGTTGAAATATCAAACGGAATGAAACTAAACTTTGCTGGAAAAACAAATCCATCAAAGTACGAAGAGGGTAATTGGTATGTTGAAGGTGTTGGTAACAGTATAGTTCTTGTCTCAGATAAAGATTTAGAAATACCAGCAAAATATTCAGATGCAACTCAAGTTGAATTTGATAATGTGCCGTTTGATAGCATACCTTTTTCTGATCAAGCAACTTTTGCTGGAACTAAAGATTACATTGTTATAAACAGATCTTCACCAGAAAAATCGCAATGGAGTAGATATAATAGATGGTATCATAAAGATGTAATAGAAACAAGTGCAAAAATTACTAATACTACAGCAGAACTTAATCAAGATAATAGAGCATTTAAGCCTATCATTGAATTTAATTCAGGCTTAAAACTATATAATTATGGTACTCGAAATATTACTAATGTAGATCTTATTGATACATTTACAAATGATGTTTTTAGTATTATTGAAGGTCAACAAGGTTACAACATCGACGGTGTTAACTTAGTTGATGGCATGAAAATTATTTTTAATGCCGATCCAGATATTAGAGTACTTGGAAAAATTTATCAAGTTAAATTTATTAATTTTAAAAATAATAATCAATTAACATTAGTTGAGCTCGAAAGTCCACAACCAGTATTAAATGACACAGTATTAGTTCAGCAAGGAACTAATAATTCAGGTACAGTTTATTGGTTTAATGGATCTAAATGGATTAAGGCTCAAGAAAAGACAGCAGTAAATCAGTGTCCGTTATTTGATCTATTTGACGAAGACGGTAATAGTTTTGCTGACGAAACTGTTTATAATGCAACTTCATTTAAAGGTAACAAAATCTTTAGTTATAGTGAAGGCACTGGAACCAACGATGATGATTTAGGATTTCCTCTATCGTATAGAACTATTGAAAATACAGGTGACTTATTATTTAATTTTAACTTTATTAAAGAAACATACAATTATACAACGTCTAATTTATTGTTAACTGAGAAAATTTCTTCAAACTCTTATGTAAGAGTGTATGATAGAATAGGAAATTATACAACTGAAAATGCTTGGAAAAAGTCTAAAGTTACAAATACACAGCGTATTGTATTACAATATTTTGCTAATATTGACAATCAAAATGATTTTGAAATCAATTGTTTTGATACGATTCCGTTAGATGTAACTGCACAGGTGTATGTTGACAATGACTTAAAATTTGAAAATACTGACTATAACTTAGTTAATGAAAATAATAAATTGTATGTAAGATTTTTACAAAATCAATTAGATAAATCGATAACTATTAAAGTTTCTTCTAAACAGGATAAAAATTCTAACGGAACTTATGAAATTCCTATAAACTTAGAAAGAAATCCTAAAAACGAAGAACTACCAGAATTTACATTTGGTGAAGTGGCAGATCACGTATTATCGATTGTTGAAGAGCATCCAAAGTTTTCAGGAATATTTCCAGGAACAGGCAATTTAAGAGATTTACCTGATAATTGTTTATATGGTAAAAAGGTAGTTAGGCACAGTAGTCCATTTATGTTATCTGGATATCATATCTTAAATAAAGATGCAAACATTATAAAATCTTTAAGATATGCAAAAAGAGAATATTCTAAATTTAAAAGATTACTTTTGCAAACAGCAATGACTTTAGGATATGAAGGTAGTGCTGGCAATCATCTTAATATAATATTAGGCGAAATTACTAAAAATAAAACTAACACAATGCCTTTCTATTTTAGTGATATGATTGCATATAAAGGATTTGTTACTGTTGAACATCTTGTAAAGGATAGTAGAATATTAAATTATCCGATGAATCAACAATTTAGTTTAACTAACTTAACTGACAAATCTGTATTAGTTTATAAAAATGATATATTACTTACACATGGTAAAGATTACACATTTAATCAAGACTTTGTAAAATTAACTGAAGTGTCACGTAATGACACTATCAAGATACAAGAATATGAAACTACTAATGGTAGTTTTGTACCACCTACTCCTACTAAATTAGGTCTTTATCCGGCAACTGAACCTTTAATATTTGTAGACAATACTTATCAAACTCCTACAAAGATGATACAGGGACACGACGGCAGTCTTACAAGGGCATATGATGATTTTAGAGATGACATAATACTTGAATTTGAAACAAGAATATACAATAATTTAAAAGTTTCGTATAATACAAGATTTTTTGATTATGATAAATTATATGTTAGTGCAGAACGAAAAGACGGTCTTAGTTTAGAGTCACTAAACACATCGTTGTCAATTGATTTTGGTCAATGGTTAACATTTACTGGTGGAGTTGATTATCAAAAGAATTCTTATCTAAATTTAGATAATGCATTTACATATAACTATAACAATTTTGCATTATTCAATAATGACCCAGCTCCTGGATTCTGGCGCGGAGTGTTTAATTATGTTTATGATACTGATAGACCGCATACACATCCTTGGGAAATGTTAGGATTTAGTGTTAAACCTAACTGGTGGGAAGAACAGTATGGTCCAGCACCGTATACTGACGGCAATATGGTTCTATGGAGCGATATTGCACAAGGTAAAATTAAAAAACCAGGCGTACCTGTAACTACTATTAAAACAAAAATAAGACCTTGGCTACTAACACATATTCCTGTTACTGAATTTGGAACTCTCAAAACACCATTAGAAGCAGGCTTGATAAAACAATACAGTAATGCTTTGGCAACTGGAGATTTTAGATTTGGCGATATGTCTCCTGTCGAAAATGCTTGGCGTAAAAGTAGTGAGTACCCGTTTGCATTACTTGCAGCAACAATTGTAAATTATCCGCACTTAGTGTTTGCAACAGGATTCGACAAGTCCAGACAAGTAGTATCTTCACAGGATCAAATAGTTTATAATCCTACAAATAATCAGATTACAATGCAAGATATTATATTTCCAAACATTGCAACAGATACATCAAAGTCAAACACTATAGGGTTAATAAATTATATACAAAATTATTTAACAAGTAAAAGTCAAATTCCAATAAGTGTTTATCAAAATGAATTAACAAATATGGATATACGTATTTGTAGTAAGTTAGGCGGATTTACAAATAAAGATAATTTTAAATTAATACTCGATAGTAGAACACCATTAAATGAAGGTAATGTTTTTGTTCCTTCAGAAAATTATGACATATTTTTAAATACAAGTTCTCCTATAAATCAAGTAATTTATAGCGGTGTTATAATTGAAAAACTTGAGAATGGTTATTCTGTAAAAGGCTATGATAAAGAAAAAAGTTTATTTTATATTAATGAGCATTTAGAATCAGCTAACGATTCTACTTTTGTTACAGGTGGCGTGTCTGATACATATAGTGATTGGCGAGCAACTACTTGGGGCAAAGGACAAATAGTCTTATACAATGGCAATTATTATAGAGCATTAGATAATATTGAATTAGGTGAGTTTAACCCAGACGAATGGCAAAAATTATCAAGTCTTCCTGTAGTTGGAGGAGTCAGGGCTACTGTAAGAAAGCGTTTTACAGATAATGTAGTTACTGTGCCTTATGGAACAGTATACGAGACTGTACAAGACGTAGTTGATTTTCTATTAAGTTACGAAAAATATTTACAGACTTCTGGGTTTGAATTTAATACCTTTAACAAAGAATTAGAATTAGTTGCTAATTGGTTAACAAGTGCAAAAGAATTTATGTTTTGGACAACACAAAACTGGGAAGTAGGAAGTGTAATTACTTTATCGCCGTCGGCGGACAGATTGGTTTATAATAATAAAAATGCTGTTATAGATAATATATTTGATCCGTTTTACGGAAACGAACTATTTAAAGCAGACGGTACAAAATTAGACAGAAGTACACTTTCTACATACAGACAAAATAGTGAATTTGTCATTGAAACAAAAACTAATGACGGATTGTATTTCTGTAAATTGTACCCAGTACAAAAAGAACATGTATTAGTATTAGACAATCGAACAAAATTTAAAGATTATATTTACGATCCAGCAATGGGCTATAGACAAGATAGAGTTAAAATATTAGGTTATAGAACAAGTGATTGGAATGGCGGATTTGATATACCCGGTTTTGTTTATGATAATATTAAAGTTACATCTTGGGAAAGTTACAAAGATTATAAAATTGGCGACACAATTAAATTTAAAGAGTACTATTATGTTGCAGATAAAAATATAACAGGTACAGAAACGTTTGACGCAAGTGTTTGGGTACAATTATCCGAAGCACCAACACCTAAACTAAAACCTAATTGGGATTATCGATCAGCACAATTTGCAGACTTTTATGATCTGGATACTGATAATTTTGATGCTGAACAACAAAAGTTAGCACAGCATTTGATAGGCTATCAGCCAAGAAAGTATCTTGAAAATATTATTAATGACGAAGTTTCTCAGTATAAATTTTATCAAGGTATGATAAGAGAAAAAGGTACTAAGAATAGTTTAACAAAATTATTTGATAGCTTAGGAAAATCTGATAAAGATAGCCTAAAGTTTTACGAAGAATGGGCAGTACGTACAGGCCAATACGGAGCAGTTGATAATTTTAGAGAAGTAGAATACTTAATTGACGAACAAAAATATATTTTACAACCGCAACCTGTAAAATTAACTAATTTAATTAGTGCGTCAGACACATCTTTAGTATACAAAATACCAGAAGCTGATGTTTATACTAAACCATTAGACTATAATCATAGTAATTCTTTTGTTAGTAAAACTGATTACTCGCAATTTTTAAAAGATGCAGGGTATGTTGCTGAGGAAGATGTCGCTTTTGTAATAAAAGAAATAGACGAAATTTTAAATTTAGATTTTTCACAAGTAACAAGATCATCATATATTTGGGTATCTAATAATAATGGTGACTGGGACATACTAAAACCAACGAAAACAGAACTTGTAATAGAAAGCATTACAAGTGAAGCTCGAGAGGTAACTTTTGATACTAATATACAGGTTACTGATATAAAAGTAAATGATTATATTGGCGTTTATGGTATTGTAGAAGATGCAGGTCTTATTAATGACGATAAAATAGGAAGATGTTTCAAAGTTAAGAAAATACAAGGAAGTGCAATTACAGTAGATAGTATTGCACAGGCTCCTGAATCAATTACTACAGGAAGTGCATTTATATACAAATTTGTGTCATATAGAACAAAAGACATAGAAACATTTAACAATAATCTTAATTCAAATTATCTAACAACTAATGATAAAGTTTGGATCGACAGTGTTGACAACAGTAAATGGAATGTAGTTTCTAATACTAATCCGTACTATCAACATCAAGAAATAACTACTGAGCTTACATTTAAAGATGTTTGGGTAGCAGATACTCGATATAAGAGAAATGACATTGTGTTGTTTAGCGGAGATCGTTATATTGCTATTAACGAAGTTACCAGCGCAGTTGATCCAAGTGCAGATACAACAAACTGGCAATTAACAGAGTTTGTTGCAGACGGATTTGGTAGTAAAGTAGTAAGTGGTAAAAAGAATCAAAATGTATTTGTCCTTGCGCAAGATTCGTACAACGGATTAGGCACTATTTTCTATTATCAAAGAAACAGCGAAACTTTAAATTTAACATATATGAATAAGTTTGAAGCATTAGAAGAATATGCTACTAACTTTAAATATGATAACATTGCAGTCAGCGACGACGAAGAAATCGTTGTTGTGTCGTCGAGCCAAGCATCAAATGTAAAAACAAATTATAAAGGTCTGTTTAATGAGTCTGCACCTGGCGGAACTTATGTAGAAGGCGATATTGTAGAATATCAAGATACATTGTGGAAGTTTAATGCAGATTATATAGACGATGCAAGTACATTGTTTACTGAAGTTCAAGATGTAGTACCAGTCAATAACATACCTGTAGAAAGTTTAGGATCTACAGGTTACGGAACTTATAGCGAACAGGGTGTAATTTTTGTTTATAAAAAATCTGGACCAAGATCATACGCTTTAGTTAATAGTACAATTAGTAGACGTCCACAACTTTCTGAATTTTTTGGTAAAGAAGTAGTTATAACACAAAAAGACGGAACATACGAATTATTTGTAAGTGCTCCAGGCACAAATACAAATAGAATATACTTTTTAAAATATGACGGCGAAAACAATATTTTAAGTTATAATGAAGACAGAAGATACAAAGGTCAATTTGACGAAAATAAAAGTTATAGAAAAGGTGACATTGTTCAATTACTTGTAGAAGGCCAGTCAGCACAACAAGGGCAGCAACTATTTGTAGCAAACAATACATTACCTGCACAGACATCATTTTCACTTGATAATTGGGAATTACAAGACCCAGATATAAACTACTTAGAGTATGTTCCTAATACGTTATTTCCTGTTTTAAATGACGATAGTACTGTTCTATCTGATGAAGAAAAAGAAAACTTCGGAGATGCATTTGCTGTATCAAGTAACGGAGAAGTATTAGCAGTAGGTATATCAAATTATGCAAAATACGATAACGAAGCAACTTATTTAACTGGTGACATTGTAAGCAATAATGGAAAAACTTACGAAGCAGTTTCGTCTGTGCCTCCTGTAGTTGAACGAATAATATATTTAGATAGTGCTGGAATTAGTACAAAAGTTGATATTGCTCCGGGAAGTATTCTTACTCAAGCAAATACTAACGCAACTGGCGTTGTAAAAAACTTAGTTGTTGATAGTAATAGAATTTTGCTTACTGAAGTTTCTGGAGTATTTGATACTCAATCCGGTAACGAAGTTACAGTTACAACAACAGACAGTTCTCAATTAGAAGATGCACCATCTGGTAGATTTATCGGAGAGATTGTAAATATTCCTAATGCAGACACTACAAATACAAGTGCTTGGAGAGAAATTGCCGCAGAAAAAGTTGCAATTTACAGAAAAAATAATACAAGATTTGCATTAGCACAAGTAATTAATGGCACAGTTGAAAATCAAGGCTTTGGCTCAAAGATTGAAATATCAGATGACGGAAATACTTTATTAATAGGTGCACCGTTAGCTGATGTAAACAATTACGACGATAGCGGAAAGATTTATGTTTATAAATGGCAGTTACAAAACTGGACATTAACACAGACAATTGAAGCACCGCAAGATTTAAGAAATCAAAAGTTTGGTGATAAGTTTTCGTTTAATGAAGACACTCTTTTTGTAATAACAGAAGGTACTTATAAGTTTGATAACGAGGTTACAGACATAACACTTGATGGTAACTTTACAAGATTTGGAGAAAAAAGCAATAACTCAACTAATCTACATGTTTATGATAATTTGCAAGGCGGATTACTTTATGCTGGTAAAATTATTTTAGATAAAGTTACTAACTTTATTGATTATAGTGTATATGCAAAAAATAATCATGTTTACATCGGACTTCCGTATGCAGGACCTGTTAATGATTATGGTAAAGTATTTGATATCCGCCGACAGATAAACACAACAAGCTGGAAAGTAGATAAAGAACAAACAGATATTATAGATACTACAAAATTAAAAACAGTATTTGCATACAATAAAGATACTAAAGAACTAATAAGTGATATAGATTATATTGATGTATTGCAAGGTAAAATTGCTGCTCCGCTGGAACAGGAAATTAACTTTAAAACACATTATGATCCTGCAATTTATGACATAGGAAATGATAGTGTTGTTGTAGATAGCAATCAAAGTTGGGCTGAAAGATACATAGGAACAGTTTGGTGGAACCTATCATCGAGTAAATTTTATAATCCTTATCAAGGCGATGTATTATATAAAACAAATTATTGGAACAAAATATTCCCAGGTTATAACGTAGAAGTATGTGAATGGGTTGAAAGTGATTATATACCGAGTCAGTGGGATAGTTTATCCGGAACATCTGAAGGATTTGCGCAAGGTATAACAGGTGATACAAAATATGGTGATGACGTTTATGCTACTGGAAGAAAATATGATCCAGAGGCACAAGCATTTACAACAAAATATTATTATTGGGTTGCTCAGAAGAAAACATTACCTAACAATAATCCATATAGAAAACTAACAGCACAAGAAATTGCGTTAATGATTGAAGATCCTGCAGGACAAGGATATCGCTTTGTAGCATTATTAGATAATGACGAATTTGCAATGTTTAATCTTAAAGGACTAATTAGTGGTAAAACTACAGCACTTAATTTTAGTTACTATGTAAAAGACAATATCAATACAAACATTCATACACAATATAAAATATTTACAGATGGGCTTGCAACAAGTGTGCCGTCAAACGATTTACAAGAAAAATGGTTTGATAGTTTAATTGGTTATGATAAGTTCTTTAGAGATGTGCCTAACAAAGATCTATCAGAAAAGCAAAAATACGGAACATTAAACACACCTCGACAGTCAATGTTTAAAAATAAATTTGAAGCTCGTAAACAATTTTTTGAAAGAGTAAATTATGAATTAAACAAAAGAATAATATTAGATGATTACGATTTATCTAATTTACTTTTAAGTGATATCGAGCCTGACTTTAAAGAAAACAAGTATGATGTAGTTATTGATAATAATTTGCAATTAGAAACTATTAGTTTAGATAATAAAACCACAGCTGAGATATCAATAGAATTAGTTGATGGTAAAATTAATAAAGTAAAAATTACAAATCCTGGTATTGGGTATGTAACAGCACCAAGTGTAACTATCGGTGGTGACGGACAACAGGCTGTTTTAGAAACTGAAATTACAGATGGTAAAGTAACTAATGTTATAATCAAAAACAAAGGCAAAAACTATAATACTATTAGTGCAGTAGTTAGACCGTATACAGTTTTAATTCGAGCAGATAATACAGTAGAAAACAAATGGTCGTTGTATAGTTATGATTATGTTGAATTTACGTGGAAAAGAATAACAGGACAGCAATATGATAATACATTATACTGGTCTTATAAAGATTGGTATGCAGCAACCGTAAGTGAATTAACATCTATTGATTACGTTGTAGAAAATAATTATGAATTAGAATTACTAAGTGATAAAATTGGTGATATTATTAAGATTCAAACTATCGGAACTGGCGGCTGGCTGTTATTAAGAAAGGTTGATAATACTAATACTGACACAAGTATTGATTATGAAACTATAGGTAGACAAAACGGCACAATAGAATTTAATAAAAGTTTATGGGACTATAATCAGCAACAAATTGGTTTTGATTTAGAAAGTTTTGACACTCAGTTATATGATAACGAACCTGTTAGAGAATTAAGAAATATTTTAAATGCTTTGGCAAATAATATATTTGTAGATGAGTTACGTCTTGAATGGAATCAATTATTCTTAGCAGGTATTCGTTATGTATTTACAGAACAGCAATATGTAGACTGGGCGTTTAAAACAAGTTTTGTAAAAGCAGAACATAGACTTGGAGAATTTGAGCAAAAAATTACATTCCAAAATGATAATTTATCCAGCTACGAAGATTATGTACGTGAAGTAAAACCTTATAAAACTAAAATTAGAGAATATTTAAGTACATATGAAAAAGTAACTAATACAAATACATTAGTAACAGACTTTGATCTTATGCCGTTGTTTAATCCTATTAGTGGTAAAATTGAACCTTTAAATATTAAATTACAACAAGGACAGATATTTGTACAAGAAGGAAAAGCCAACAGCGTTAATAGGAACTGGGCAAATAATGTAGGGTTTCAAGTTGAAGAAATCAACGTTTATGATGGCGGAAGAGGATATACTTACACACCTAAAGTTACAATAGAAAGCGTTTCAGGTACAGGCGCCGAGGCAAGAGCAATAATGCGTAACGGCGAAATTCTTAAAATTGAAGTACTAAAATCTGGCACAGGATATTTGACACAGCCACAAGTAGTTATTGAACAACCGACTGGTGAAGATGCAATTAATCCTGTAATTGTTGCACGTATTGGAACAGGACTTCCTCGAGCATTTACAAATAAAATTAAATTTGATAGAATATCAGCATTGTCAGATTACGATAGTATATCTGTTGTTGATGAAACATTTACAGGAGTTTCAAATTCACAAATTTATAATCTTGAAAATTCTATGGATTTAAATAAAGCAAATGTTTTAGTAAAAATTGACGGTATTGAATTGTTATCAAGTGAATATACTTTTGGCAATACTACAGAAGTTGGTACTACAACATTAAGAGATACTTATGATCTTACAACTGGCAATAATTATTATAATAACTTTAATAGCTTAATAACAAGCGGTACAGATGTTGAACATGGATTTATTAACTTAACAAATACTCCTGCACAAGATAGTGTAATAACAGTTTCATATAAGAGATCAGTTGATTCGTTAAATGTAGCAGATAGAATTAGTAATTACTATAAGCCGGCTGTTGGAATGTATGGCAATGAGTTAACTCAATTAATGGAAGGTGTTGACTACGGAGGCGTAGAAGTTACGTCATTTAACTTTGAAACAGAAAATATTGTAGGATGGGACCAAGGTGCATGGGATACAGTTGCATGGTCAACTTATACTGAAACTGGCGATGAATTTACATTTTTAAGTGACGGTATTACAACATCGTTTACACTACCGGAAGGATCAACACTTGAACAGGATGTAGAATATAATGTTTATATTAATGGTGTGAGAATTGACGCACCTGATTTTGTAGCAGGGACACCCGGAACATCGGCTACTAATGAAAATGCAATTATGCTTACGATTACAGGTAACGGTACTAATGTATTTGAATTCCCAGATGCAGCAGAATTCCAAGCATATGTGAGTGATAAGCCTGATGCAGAAATTACTTTACGAAAAGAAACATTTGACGGAGGAACACTACCGGATGAAACATCGTATGACACTTTATTAACGGGCGGTGATTTAGCATATGCTTCAGCAACTGGTGTTGCATCAGAAGATATTGTAATTGACGGCGACGGATTTGTTACAATAGCTACAAGTGCAGGACCTGAAGAAGTTGTTCCTGGACATGTTGCAGATACTCTTGATATAAGAGTTTACAATAGGCCTGATGATGGCGGCAATGTAATTACTACAAGGACATATACATATACTGATACTTCTACTTTTGACATTGGGTTAAATCCGTCATCAACTGAAGGATTCATTGTAAAAATTAATAAAATTATTGTTGATAGTACAAATTATACTCTTGACTTTGCACAACGTCAAGTTACTATTACAATGCCACTTTCGGCTAACGACGAAGTAACAATATATTCAATAAGCGGCGGCGCAAGTAATATATTAGATGTTGATAATTTTATTGCAGATGGTAGTACAAGTGAATATATTACAAATGTATTATATAGAGAAGATGCAAATGCATTAGTAACAGTAAATGGTACTGAGGTTATATTTGAAATATTTAAAACCGACAGCAGTTACGGTAGTGAAGCTAATTTAGTTGGTATTAGATTTGGTGAAGCACCAGTTGCAAATGATTACATTTATTTTGCAATAGTGGCAGGAACAACTATTCCACACTCACAAGTTAAGATACAAAACTTTACTGGCGACGGATCATCTACACAATTTTTGTTAGAACAATTACCGTATACACTAACTACACCAGTTTACACAAATACTATTATTAATGTAGGCGATGTATTCTTAAATCAAGGATATAATAAAAAGTTTACAGTCAACAATGCATTAAACCAATATCAACTTGATGTATGGCAAATACCTACAGGAAGTTTTGATATTCAATCTGCAAAAGTATTTTTAAATAATAGATTGTTAACTTATGAAAATGAGTTTTTATGGGACGAGACAACTAATATATTCTCACTTATATCAGGCACTGCCCAAGATGGCGATGATTTAAAAATCTTTATTTTAGGTGAAGAAGAATTTAGTATAGACACTACAAATAATCTAACAACATTAGTATTAGGAAGTGCAGCAGCACTTGATACAAATATTGTAGTTTACTCATTAGGTGACGATAGAACTCAATTATTTGAAAGATTCCATTACGATATTGCAATTGATCAAAGTGTATCAACTGATTCAGCACAATTTAAATTATATCAAAGACTAAAATCAGGAAAAATTAAATTAAGAAATAAAGCAGCAAGTCCTGATTTTGTTTGGGTATTTGTTAATGGTATATTACAAACACCAAATCTTGATTATGTATTATCTGAAGAAATGAACGAAGTAATATATAAAGAATCATTACAGTTAAATGACAAAATAGAAATATTAGAATTTACTACTGGAGGAATTGGCCGTAGATTTGGTTATAGAGTATTCAAAGATGTAACAAATAAAACTATATACAAGCGTCTTACAGATGACAGAATATATAAAGTAGCAAAAGATTTTAACTTTTATGATAAAACACTTGAGCTTAATACAACTGCTGGTTTACCTACACCAAGCAAAGATGAAAACATTCCTGGAGTTGTGTTTATTGAAGGCGAAAGAATAGAATACTTTATTAAGTTAGGCAACACTTTACGTCAATTACGTAGAGGAACAAGAGGTACTGGTGTAGGAGAATTATATACAGCTGATACACCAGTTACGGACCAGAGTTTCATCCATACTATTCCATATAATGATAATATAGAAGTAGTAAATGAAACAGGAGATTCTACATCATATGAATATAACTTGCCATATGTACCTAATGTAGTATCTAATACATTGAACACCTCAGCATGGAATAGAAGTACTATACCATTAACGTTTGGACAGTGTAACGAAATAGAAGTATTTGTAGGAGGCAAGAGGTTGCACAAGGAGCCATATACAGTTTATGATGTAGTTACAAATACAAATATTACCTATGAAGCAGAATTTTCTGTTAATGGGTATAACTATGGAACACAAGATAACCCAATGGGAAGAGTCAGATTAACTAACCCTGCAGGCGATAATACAAATGTAAAAATAGTTAGAAAAATAGGTAAAACTTGGATCAAAGATGGCGAAAAACTTTCAGATGCAAATAATTTAATAGCAAGATTTATAAGATCTACAACACAGGGACTACCCGAATAAATACATATAGGTGAAGGACTATGATGAAACAAACAGATGAACACAGCGGCATTTACGTAAAAGGACACATCAAAATTAGTGATCCAGATTCGGGTGAGGTTTATATTGATAAACCAAATGCTATACACTATGAGAACATGAGTATTGCACTTGCTGAAAGTATCGGCAATGCAGGTCAAGGATTTATATTTGAAATGGCATTCGGCAACGGTGGCACAAATGTAGATCCAACAGGTATTATTACATATCTTACTCCAAACAGTACAGGAACAAATGCAAGTTTATATAAACAAACATTTTCGAAAGTTGTAGACGATAGGAGCGTTAATAACACAGATCCTATAAGAAATAAGATCGAAACAAGACACCTTAGCGGAACTAATTACACCGATATCGTAATAAGTTGTTTATTAGATTACGGCGAACCAGATGGCCAAGATGCATTTGACACAGCAACTAATACAGAAAGTTTATATGTATTTGATGAATTAGGACTCAAAAGTTATTCACCTACTGGTGAAGGAAGATTACTTACACATGTTATTTTCCATCCTGTACAAAAGTCACTTAACAGACTTATACAAATTGACTATACTGTAAGAGTACAAAGTTTAACAGGGTTTAACGAGGAGTAATAATGGCAATAATAATTTATCATACTGACGGTACAAGATCGTTATCCATTACTGACAATACTGTTAATAATGACACAAGTTTAGATTTACCCGGCAGAGGGTATACTGGTTATGGCACCAAGGTTAATGAAAACTTATTACACTTATTAGAAAACTTTGCTAATACTTCCGAGCCCCGCGGTCCAGTTGTAGGACAACTTTGGTACGACACAGGCGCAGCAGGCGGCCTAAAAGTGTTTAACGGCTCGGACTTTTTGGATGCTGGCGGATTAAAGTCAGGAGCAATTAGACCTGCTGATGCTAAAAGTGCTCCTGGAGACTTATGGGTTGATACAACTAATGCACAATTATATTTGTGGAACGGAACTAAATGGATATTAATTGGTCCTGAATATTCCGATGGTTTAATTACCGGAGCAAAACCAGATACAATTACTGATGTTAGTAATTTAGAAAAAACGGTTTTATTTTTATATGTAGCTGGACAACCACTTGCTATATTATCAACTGAAAACTTTACTCCAAAAACAGCGTTATCTGGTTATACTCAAATAAAATCAGGATTAAATATTTCATCTAACGTGGTAATGAACGGAGTTGCTGAAAAAGCAAATAGTTTGTTAGTTGACGGAACAAGTGTTGCTGGTAATCAGTTTTTAAGAAAAGACACTGCTAATATAACAAACGAATCACTAACAGTTCGAAATAACCAAGGTATTTCTGTAGGACTTGATAGTTCTATGAGATTAGAAGTCGGCGGAGTTACAGGTACAATCAAACACCCGTCAGCTAATAGTAACATCAATCTTTCAGTTACTACAGCACAAGGTTTAGCAAAAAATGTTTTAAGAGTTAGTGGAAGCGAAAAAGTTGGTATTAATCGAAACCCTGATGTTGCATTACATGTAGCAGGTAACATACAAACTAATTTAGGCAATGCTGGTGAAAACGGCGATTTAATTATTGCTGGAGATGCTAACATAGGGGAAAACTTAGATGTTTCTGGAACATCGTTATTTGACGGTCTTGCTACATTTGGAACAGCAACAGCTACTAACTCTTTTTCAACTGAAACATTATTACCAGTATCAGAAGATTCAAATATTGGTGCAGCAAATAATAGATGGAATACAGTATATGCACAAACAGTAAGAGCTGATACAATTGAAGGACAGTTTTCTGGTTCAGCAAGTACAGCAGGTAGATGGTCAAGTCCTATATCGTTGCAGTTTGGCGGTGGTAATAGTGATATTACAAGCTCACCTATTGAAATTGATGGATCTGATAATGTTACAATTAGTGCAAGTGTTTCAAGTAGTTTTATTGTAAACAAGAGTACAGTTAGCGATGCGGCTGTAGACGATTTGTTGTTAATACAGCGAGGCGGCCAATTATTTAAATTAGCATATAGATCAATACAAGATGCATTACCTACTATTCCAGTTGGCACTATTATGCCGTACGGTGGCCCGACAGCTCCTGTTGGATATCATCTATGTGATGGAAGTCAAAAAATTATATCAGAATTTGAAGATTTATACGCAGTTATAGGTTATAATTATGGATCTATTAATAGTGTATCAGCAGGTAGTTTTAAACTACCCGACCTTAGAGGTAGAGTACCGTTAGGTGTTGATAACATGGGAGGATCAAGCGCAAATAGAACACTTGATACTTCAGCAGACACACTTGGATTATCAAACGACGGCAAATCAAGTGAATTACTAATTCAACAAAGAAATTTACCTGAACACCAGCATACTTTTGAATCCTTTCCTGAAGGTAGCAATGTTGCAGTAGATACATTTTATGCATTAAACGATAGTGTATCTGATACTACTGCTGTAGGTGTTAGTAATGATTTAGGCGTACAAAAAGACCCAGGAGGTACTACATCTGCTATAGATAGAACAGGTAAAATTTATAGACAAAATATTAACGAACCAGTAAATGAAGCCGTCAATATTATGCCTCCGTATCAAACATTTAATTATATTATCTATCACGGAGTACTATCATGAGCTATATTATTAACACTACAAACGGTTCTATTTTAACTACATTGGTAGACGGTACACGAGATACATCTACTACAAGTATAAGTTTAATAGGAAAAAATTATACAGGTTTTGGAGAAAGCATAAATGAAAATTTTGTTAATATACTCGAAAACTTTGCTAATACATCAGCACCAAGTGCTCCATTAGCTGGACAACTTTGGTGGGATACAAGTGAATCTCGATTAAAAGTTTACGATGGAACAACAAAAAGTTGGAGAACAAGTGGTGGACCTATACTATCTTCAGAAGAACCAATTATGGTTGCTGGCGATTTATGGATAGATACTTTTAATAGACAAATCTATTTTAAAGACTCTGCTGGATTAGATCCAGTATTAGTTGGACCAAGTTATAAAAACAGCCAAGGTAAAACTGGATTATTTTCAGAAGATATAATCAACGATGCAGGCTTAGAAAAAACAGTAAGTTCGTTGTATGTAGCTGGATTAAAAATTGCAATTGTTTCAAAGGAAACAATTACTCCAAATGGTGTAATTGTAGGACTTACTGGAGATATTAAACCTGGTATAAATTATTTAAACGTAACTGGAGAAACTAATCCTAAACTAATCGGTACAGCAACAAATGCAGAAAGTATAGGCGGCGTTAATATAAGTAACTTATTAAGAGGCGACTCTAATGATCAAACAGTTGGTACTTTGCGTATAAAAAATGATGGAGGATTATCAATAGGTAATGCTCAACCATATCATCAAATACTTATAAATGGTACACGAGATACAGTTTTTAAAAATAGTAGTAGTGGTTCAAAGATATCATTTGAACTGCGTAATGCACAAGCACAAAGTGAAACAGCTATTGATATTAACCCTTCAGCAAGACAAGTTAAATTTTATCCTGTAACAGGCGATGCAGACGTAAATGTAAATGGTGATCTTACAGTAGAAGGCGATCTTACAGTTAACGGATCAACTACAACAGTAAACTCAACAGAGCTATCAGTAGACGACAAGAATATTGAGTTAGCAGCTACCGATACTCCATCAGACGCTGTAGCAGCCGGCGGCGGCATCATACTTAAAGGTAGTTCAGATCATAGTATTATTTGGAACTTAGATATTGCGAACGGCGATTACTGGACAGTCAATGATCATTTCAATATTACAACAGGAAAAGCATTTAAAATTAATAATACAAGTATTTTAGATGAAGTTAGATTACATAACTCTGTTACAGAAAGTAATTTAGAAACATTAGGAGATTTGAATAATCTTCAAATTAGTAACGGCCCGTTTATAAACGGAAACAATATTAGTACAACAGCGTCACTTACATTTGACGTAGACGGTATTGTTACGTTTACAAATAATACAGCTGATATTAATATTAGAGGTATAGCAAGCCCTGCGGCTAATAACGATGTTGCAAACAAAGCATATGTTGATATTAAAACACGAGATACAAAGGTATCATTATCCTTTGATGCAACAAACTATAACGTAGGGCCTTACGCAAAATACGATCAATCAATTACACAAACTTGGTTACAACAGATTGCACCAGCATCTGACAGAAACGCAACAACTACAGCGGCACTTCATTGCATCTTTTACTTACCTGGCGGTATAGAAAGAGAAGTAAGAAGATATGTAGTATCAATCATTAACAATGTAAAAACGTGGGATTTTCAAGGTGTTGAAACTATCTCACAGCCATAAATATTATATTGGCATAAATACGTTATACATAGGGGTCAACAATGGCATATAGCATACAAAAAACAAGTGGTCAAACGTTATCTACAATTGCTGACGGCACAGTAGATAACACAACTGACTTAAAACTAATAGGTAAAAACTTTGCAGGGTACGGCGAAATACAAAACGAAAACTTTGTATTTTTATTAGAAAACTTTGCAAGTGCGCAACAACCACCACGTCCGATAGCAGGGCAAGTTTGGTTTGATAGCGGAGAGAATAAACTTAAATTTTACGACGGAAGTGCGTGGAAAACTACCGGCGGAACTACAAGTACTACTACACAACCTGTAAATTTATCAGAAGGTGATCTTTGGTTTGATAACGTAAATCAAAAATTGTACATTTATAACGGCGCTGACTTTTCATTCATTGGACCCCAGGATGCAGGTGATGGCTTAACACAAATGCAAAGTAGAGAAATAATTGCTACAGATAACACATCTAAGGCAGTTGTTGTTGCTACTATAGAAGATGAAGAAATTGCAATTTTTAGTAATACTAATTTTACTATTAAAGATACAGGAACACAATTTGCTGATTTTGCAGGATTTGTTGATAATAACAGAACAGTCAAAAAAGGTATTACATTAAAAGGTAATGACGAAAATGGTGTTAACACTGAAACATTCTTTTACGGCACAGCAACTAATGCAAATAAGTTAGGTGGATTTAGTGCAGCTAATTATGTAAGATCAGATCAAGCAAACTTTTCTGGCACAGTAGTTAACTTTGATGATAACGGTATTAATATTGGTAATGATCAAGATATGTCTATTGTTATAGATGGCAGCGGCGGCAATGAAGGTCATGTAAAAATGAACCAACAGTTGTTAAAGTTCAGTACTTATAACGGTGCAACATATAATGAAGTATTTAGAATTAACGGATCGCAAATATTGCCAGGCGGAACACCAGTAAGCCAAGTTAGTCCAAGATCAATTGGCGATGCAACAAGTCAGTTTAGCGAAGTTCATGCACAGTCATTTAAAGGTACATCGGATAGAGCAAACGAAATGCGTGTAGGTTTACCTGCAAATAATGAATATATTACAGCAAGCTATACATATGCTGGAGCAGCCGATGCTAATACAGTTGTAGCAAGAGACGACAACGGTAATATTGCTGCTAATGAACTTTATGGCGTATCAAGTCGTGCAAAATATGCTGACCTTGCAGAAATATATAAATCAGAAAATAATGATATTCCTATGGGAACAATTGTTGGTATTACAGGTGGCCGAGGCGATACAGAAATAGGCCCAGCATTTATAAACGGTGCATCTGCATCTGCTATCGGCGTAATTAGTACAGCGCCAGCATATTTAATGAATGCTGATGCTTCCGGACAGGCAGTAGGATTAATAGGCAGAGTTCCAACACTTGTAAAAGGTGTAGCAAAAATGGGAGCTTCGGTGTATGTAAGTAATGATCCAGGTATAGGTACAACAGAACCAGACCCGGATGGACCATTATGTCTTGTAGGATACATATTAGAAGAGGACGCCGGCACTTCAGAAGCCGCACGATTAGTTGAATGTTTTATTAAGTGCTAAATAGTACGTATAACGAGGAAAAGCAATGGCAGTAAATGTTGGAGATTTAATCACTGATACGGATTATAATAATATGCGTACAACAGTAGAATCAGTTTTAGGAGCACCGGTAGGGACACACGGAAGTCCAGCTACTAACTTAGGTTATGGTCAACCTTTAGAAAGTTCAACAGTAGCCAACGGCGCAACTGTTACTGCTGATGATTTAAATAAACTTTATCTTGATATATATGCATGTAAATTACACCAAGTAGGTGGCACAGGGTTTACAGTGCAAGAAGTTTCTGTTGGTAACATTATTGGGGCAGACGCAAGTGGTACTTCAGTAGCAAATCTTAATCTAACACAACAAGGCGTTAATGATTTTATAAACGAGTCCGATCAAATTTTTACTGACCGTGAAGATAAAGATACAGGATACATGCAAGCGTTAGCAGCTAATACTCGATCACGTACTACAGCTTGGGGATACGGCGGCCTAACAACAATAACACATATTTTCAGTGTAAGTTTTGGCGGACAGACAAAGTCAGCTGACTCAGGTAATACTCAAGTGCTTACAGCAGCCGATCATTATCGAGCATTTTTTAATACTGGCGGAGAAATTCGCTGGTACGGTAGTCGTTCAGGCGGCGCCGCTCATACTAAAAACACTGACTGGACAAATATGTTTGCTGACTTAGGAACAGTCAAAATGGATCGTGATACTGTTACAGTTACTGGTAATACTACAAATACAACAGTAACATCAAAAGGCGGATTTGAATTATCTACAACATATCAAGATATAATAGTTCGAACTGGTGCTAATTATTCTGTTAACAATTTAACATTAGCAGCTAAAGTTGATAGTAATACTAATCCAACAGTAGTTACAATGCGTTTACAATTAACTGATACTGATGATGATTACGGAGGCGCAACTTTTGACGACGGTTATGTAGAACCAGCAGTTGATCCAAGTGTTGACGGTACATTATCAAGTAATACTCAAATATATCTTGCTCAAGATAGCAATAATATTATTGAAATAACAGCGCCATCAGTTAATACGAATGTTTCTGGAACTGATCTTTAAATTTTAATTGACAATTTGTATTTAAGACTGTATACTAACAGTATGGAGTATACGTATGGATAAAAAACTTGAAGCGGCATTAGACTTTACTAATTATTCGCTTACATTAGAAAAACAAAAACTTATAGCAAAAAACCATTTCAAAAAATCTATTATTTTGAATTACGAAGGCGGCATGTTTACAGTATCAATGGAGTTATTGTCTTATTGTAAATTGATGGAAAAAGACAGTAATTACGAACAATACATTATTGTTGACGATAATGATATCCCAATTGAAATAACAAACTTAGATGAGTTTTACACACAGGCTCGTAGATTATATTACAAACACTGTAAACAATATCTAAATGAGTATAAACGTTTAATTAGTAAAAAAGACGTAAAGGGTATTGTATTTGATGAGTAGCGGAGTATTAGTCTTTGCTAACAATAACGGAACTATAGATTATTGTAAGCAAGCCAGTTTCCTTGCTAAACGCATAAGCAAGTATATGGACTTGCCCACTTGTATAGTTACGACTGACAAAGACTATAACTTTGAAACTGGTGTGTTTGATAAGATCGTGTATGTTGATGATACAAAAAAGATTAATAATCGAATATACAATGATACAACTAAATCTGTTACATTAAATTTTAAAAATAATTTACGCCCATTAGCGTACGATCTTTCACCGTACGATAATACGTTTTTAATGGATACTGATTATATAGTTTCCAGTAATTATTTAAAAGGATTTTTGCAGCAGTATGAAGATTTTTTAATTTTTAAAGATGGTATTAATATAGGATATGAAGATAGTGCTGATACGTTTAAGTACATAGGTAAAAATAGTATTGACTTTTATTGGGCTACAGTAGTTTATTTTACTAAATCAAATAAAAATAAAGTATTTTTTGACTTATTAAAACATATACAAGAAAATTATTATAATTATGCAGTAAATTATAACTTACAAAATACAATGTATAGGAACGATCATGCATTTAGTATTGCAATTCACATAATGAATAATTTTGGACAGTCTAATATTTTCAAAACCTTTCCAACGCCTATAATTTATACTTTAGACAAAGAAGAGTTATTAGAAATTAATGATACAGAATTGACACTATTGTCTCGAAACTCAGATAAAGTTAATACTATATTACATAAAACAAAAGATATAGATGTTCATGTAATGAATAAGTTTAGTTTAGAAAAGTTAATATCATGAGTAAAGGATTTCTTTTATTTGCTCAGAATAACTCAACAACGGACTATGTGCGACAAGCATATGCATTAGCATGTAGTATAAAGGCTACGCAAAAAACTCACTCTAATGTTTGTTTAATTACTGATAAAACTGTTAGTGACAAGTATTCAAAAGTTTTTGATCAAGTTATAGTAATACAGTCTGACGATGCATTAAACAGTGAATGGAAGATTGAAAATAGATATAAAATTTATGATCTTAGTCCGTATGAAGAAACTATTGTGTTAGACACTGATATGTTAGTATTATCAGATTTGTCAGACTACTGGCAAGACTTTTCAACACACGATATTTGCTTTACTACTGATGTAAGAACATTTAGAAATAAACCTATAACAACTGGACTATGGTATTATAGAAAAGCATTTGTAAGATTTGAGCTACCTAATACATATGTTGCACTACATTATTTTAAAAAGACAACTCTAACAAAGATGTTTGCAAAATATTTAGAAATTATTAATAAAAATTGGGAAGTAATATATGGCACATTTACCGGCGGCAATGCTTTTCAAAAATGGGCAAGTATTGATGTTAGTGCTGCATTAGCAATTCGAGTTTTAGATATTGAAAAGGAAGTTACACCAAAGAATTCTGTAATTAATTTTACTCATATGAAAGTATACCATCAAGAGTTTGATAATTTACAAAATAATTGGCAAGATTATGTTACTGCTTATATGACAGACGAATTAGAACTTTTTATTGGCAACTATAAACAAGACGGAGTTTTTCATTATATTGAAGATTCGTTCTTAAGCGATAAAATTATAAAAAAATATGAAAAGTATTTGAATTATGCAGAATTATAAAAAGAGAATTGCTTATCTAAATAAAATTAATAATAAAGTACCTATCTGGTATTGCGAATATGATAGCGAGTCTAACGATATTATATGCTTTACAACACTTGATAATAAAACGTCTACACGAATTGAAGTTTCACATGATACTGCAATGAAGTTTAATAGTGGAGAAAACCATTTATATCAATATTTTGTTAATATTGAAAATAATACTGTCGAAATTAAACAACAATTTTTAAAGCCTAAAACAACAACGTTTTTTGAAGTAACACAACAAACAGACATATGTGATATTACAATACAAAAAGACTATAAAAACAACAAGTGGAAATTTATTTGTAATAATGTTGAGAACAATATTGACGGATTATTACATTTCAGCATTACTCAGAAAGACAACCCAAATTTGCTATATAGAAGTATAACCATTTCTGTAAATGAGATAACTGATAATACTGTAGAAGTTGACTTTACAGAACATGATAAAAATACTAAAGACTACAGTGTGTTCACAGTTAAAAAGTTTCAATCGTATACATTAGAGGAAAAACATGCATCAAACACTTAAAGTAAAAGATTTAGATATAATATATCTATCTTACGACGAACCAAACGCAGAAAAAAATTATGAAGACTTACTTACAAAAGTGCCTTGGGCAAAGCGTGTACACGGAGTAGAAGGCAGCGATGCTGCACACAAAGCATGTGCTAAACTTAGTAATACAGATCGATTTATCACTATAGACGGCGACAACATAATTAATCCTAAGTTTCTGCAAGAAGAAATACATTTCTATGATGGTGCAGATATTAACAAGGCTGTTATTAGTTGGACTGCTAAAAATTCAATTAACAATTTAATGTATGGTAATGGCGGCATTAAGTGTTGGCCGAAAGCTCATGTTTTAAATATGCAAACACATGAAAATGCTGAACCAGATAATGTCAAAGCACAAGTAGATTTCTGTTGGGATATGGAGTATATACAACAAGATACTTGTTATTCGATGATAATGAATAATTATACTCCTCATCAAGCGTGGCGTGCTGGGTTTCGTGAAGGGGTTAAGATGGCACTCAACGAAGGAACACAACTGTCTAAAGACGGATTGTTATCTCAACATTGGAAAAATCTAAATAGACTCTATATTTGGACAATGGTCGGCTGCGATACTATAAACGGCGACTGGGGAGTACTTGGGGCAAGAGCAGGTTTGTATATGACTATGTGTACAGATTGGGACTTTGTACAAGTAAGAGACTTTGAACATTTAAACGACTTATGGAAACAGTCTTTTGAATCGATTGAAAACGTTGAAGATGAAATTATTGAATACGGTATTAAACTGATTAATGCACTCGATCTTCCAATTGCTGAAAATCCGTTATCGGCTCAACAGAGTAAATTCTTCAAAACAGTGTATCGAAACCCTCCAAGATTGGTGTCTCCTAAAGTTGTCAAAGCACCTCCAGTAGCAAAAACAGAATACGATATTGTAATGATAACATATAATGAAGAACATATGAATCAAAATTACAAGAGATTATTAGAAAGATTTCCTTATGCAAAGCGTATACACGGAGTAGATGGAATTCATAATGCACATATAAAAGCAGCGGAGATATGCACAACTGATATGATTTGGATAGTTGACGGTGATGCTGTTATTGCCGACGATTTTAATTTTAACTATTCAGTTCCTAAATGGGATTTAGACACAGTGCATGTATGCAATAGTAAAAATCCCATTAATGATTTAATTTACGGTTACGGTGCTATTAAACTATTTCCAAGAGAACTTACTCTTAATATGGATAAGTCTAAGCCGGATATGACTACAAGTATAAGTAATAAATTTAAAAAAGTATACGAAATAAGTAATATTACTGAATTTAATACAAGTCCGCTAAACACTTGGAAAAGTGCATTTAGAGAATGTTGTAAACTTTCAAGCAAAGTAATAGACAGACAAAAAGACGACGAAACAAATGAACGATTAAATATTTGGTGTACAGTTGGCAACGATAGACAATACGGAGAATATGCAATCGACGGTGCCAACCAAGGCAGAAAATACGGTGAATACTATCGTGATTCACTGCAAGATCTGCGTAGAATAAATGATTTTATGTGGTTAGAGGAGAGATTTAATGAGCATTACAAATAAAGAATTTTTACACGGATTACAAGAATATAGTGAATTTAAGACAGAAGGTTCGGTTGCACGAAATGTAAAATCTTTCTTAGATATTTTATATGCAGAAGATCAAAAGTCTGCTTTTGTTAATCATTTCTTGCCAAAAGATCTTGCAAACATTTATGGATCTGATAATTTTGAACAAGACCTTATTGTATATCTTTTAAATAATTATGAAGGCAACGATACTCGTTATTTTAGATTTATTAAGGACTTTATCAAAAAAGATAAAGATATGAACATACTCTCAGATGCATTAAGTAGAAGTCAAATCAAGAGTAAGATATGGTTAGTAAATGAGCTTGAAAAAATATCTAATCATTATGGCAATGTTGTACTATTAGCTGGCTGGTACGGACAGTTAGTTGAGTTGTTTGGAGATAGTGTAGACAAAATTACATTTAAAAAATTTAGAAACGTTGAAATTGATATAGATGCATGTAATGAAAGTGACTATAATTTTAATTTACGTCGAATGGATGATTACAAAGTAAAGTCTATACACGGCGATATTAATAATCTTAATCTGCACGGAAGCGGGTATCAGTGGGACGTAGAAAATTTTAAAACTGAAGAAAAATATAATGAGCAATTTTACCCAGACCTAATTATAAACACAAGTGCTGAACATATGACAACTGAATGGTTTAATCAAATTAGATTTAACCCTTGGAAAGATCATAAACCTATTGTTGCTATACAAAGTAATAATTATTTTGACTTAGAAGAACACGTAAATTGCGTACATAGTATTAATCATATGAAAAAAATATTTCCTATGAGTAAAATATTATACGAAGGTGAATTACAACTTAAAGGTTATAAGAGAGTTATGTTGATTGGTGAAGCATAATGAAACGAATACTATGTATCGGCGACAGTCATACTGCTGGACATAATAGACATACCAAAGTATTTGGTCCTAACGATATTGTAACTCCTAAGAATTGGCCAGCCTATTTACAAAAAACATTTCGTGATTCAGAAGTTTGGAATTTAGCATTATCGGGTGCAAACAACTTTTTCTCTGGTATAATGCTTGATAGTTTTTTAGAAACTTATACTCCTGATTTAGTAATTTATCAGATATCTGATCATAGAAGATTTATAAAAATAAAAAGTACAGCTAAATTAAATTTATTAGAAAGTGCATCGTGTGTTGCTCCTAATCATTATATATTAAACAGACAATCTTTCCCCTTTGGACTGATAGTTAGTCCAAATAGCCTTGCATCTGCATCACGTAAAGAGATAAGGCAAGTGTATACAGCATTATCAGATGACGACATTGTATATTTAAATAACATTGCAGTAGAAAGGAACCTTCTAAAATTACAGAATATTCCACATTACGCATTCTATTGGCGTAAAGAAGATGCTGTTATGACGGGCTACGACAGTATAGATGATATATTAGGATCACAATTTCATAGTTTTGTTGAGGATAACGGATGTCACTTAAATACTACAGGACATGGACTTATTTACAATAACATTATTCATACAAAGGTAGTAAACTTACTATGATAGATTTAAAAGATCTCCCTGTTAGGGAATTACAAAAAGAAAGTGCAAGAGCCCTAAGCACAATACAGGCTACTAATAATAATATTTGGCAGTTTAATAAAAAAGCTCATCACAATAGTCATAATTGGTATTGTGCTGTAATAGACTGGTATATTGATCAATATGGAGATTTGCCCAGTAAAGCAGGCCCTGGTAAAGATGTAAAATTGGTGTTAGATGTATGAGAAAAAATATATTCTGTTTTGGATGCAGCTTTACTAACGGTAACCATTTTGAACAAAAAGACTGGAGAGCTTCATATCCGTATCAGCTATCTCTACTCATGCCGGACGTAGATGTTTATAATCTTGGGGTATCTGGTGGAAATAATATACTGAATGATATGATAATAAAAAAAGCACTTGAGGAATATTCCGTAGATTTTTCTATTGTACAGTTTACATTTCCAAATAGATTTTATATTTCGTCATCTGATAGTTCTGAAAAAATAGGCATTAGGCACGGGGTTAAGCAGCTAAGTGATAATTATTACTTGTTATCCATGGACTACGTAGCAGAATATTTTAAAGTTTTTACGCCGAGCAACTTCAAAGGAGGTGTTCAAAAGATTAGACAACTGTATAAATTACTACCAAAAAGACAAATAGAACATATAAATGAAGCAGCTTATTTGTCAACATTATATAGATTAAAAGACTCACATCATTATACTTGGTCTTGGAGCAAAGGCACGTTAGGCACTAATGTAGTACCTGATAGACTAAAATTAGAACAATTTGATGACGGTACTGGACATTTGACTCAATTAGGTAATCAAGTACTTGCAGTATATTTAAAAGGTGCAATAGTATAAATGTATAGATACGAAGACATCAAAGAAGTACACTTAGAAGTTACGCAAAAGTGTCAAGCCGCTTGTCCTATGTGTGACAGAAATATGAATGGCGGAGACGACAATCCGCATATTACTAATGCAGAGCTTAGTTTAGAAGATACAAAGCGTATGTTCAGCCCAGAGTTTATTGCACAACTAAAGGTTATGTATATGTGCGGCAACCTGGGCGACCCTATTGTAGCACGAGATACGTTAGAAATATTCAAGTACTTCCGTGAACACAATGATAAAATGTGGTTAAGCATGAATACTAATGCTGGAGCCAAGAGTACAGAATGGTGGACAGAACTTGCAGGAGTTATTGGTCGCAAAGGAGCAGTAATTTTTAGTGTAGACGGTTTAAAGGATACAAATCATCTATATCGACAGAACGTTGTTTGGGATAATGTTGAACGTAACATGCGAGCATTTATTAATGCTGGAGGCAGAGCCCGTTGGGACTTCTTAATTTTTGCACACAATGAACATCAAGTAGATGAAGCAGAAGCACTTGCTAATCAATGGGGATGTGAAAAGTTTATTAAGAAAAAATCGGGTAGATTTATTACAAGCGATATTAAACCTAAAAAATCTCATCAAGCAGTAAATCGCAAAGGTGCAGAAACACAAAAATTAGCACAGCCTAAAGATGAAAAGAATAAAAACATAGCATTACTAAAACAAAAAGAAATTGAAAAGTCTTATGGTAGTATGAAAGAGTATTTAGATAAGTGCAGTATTACTTGTAAGGTTGCAAAACAAGGAAGTATTTTTGTAACAGCAGAAGGACTATTAATGCCGTGTTGTTGGACAGCTGGCCGTATGTACAAGTGGTGGCATGCAAATCCTCGTGTAGAGCAAGTATGGGATCATATAGATAATGCTGGCGGAAAACAAGGCATAAGTATTATAGACAATGACATTAAACACGTGGTTAATGGAAAATTAATAGATAGTATCACTGCAAGTTGGCAAAAAAATAGTATTGCTGACGGAAAACTTGGCGTTTGCGCTCAAAAATGCGGTAGTGAATTTGACCCGTATAAGGAGCAATTTGTATGATATATGTAGGCGGCGACAGCTATGCATTTGGATCAGAATTATTAGATATATCAAATCGTTTTGGTGATATTGTATCAGATGCTATGGGAACAACAAATCAAAACGATGCATTAGGCGGCGCAAGTAATCAAAGAATTTACCGTAAATTTTTTGAAGCGTTTGATCCTAATAAATTTTCACATGTAATTTTAGGATGGACTGGCCTAAACAGATTTGAACATTATTCTGTCTTTGATCAAGATTATGACGGTTATAGAAGAATAACCGCACATCGATTACTTCCTTCTAACAAACATGAAGATTACATAGATGAAAAACTTAGAAAAAGAATTGCAAAAACGCAACGAGATGTAAAAGTATCTAAAGAAAATAAAGTGTTATTGCAGTATATGGCTAATGTACGGACTGACAGAGTTATACATGCTGAAATTTTAAATATGATACTGCAAGTACAAAAGATGTGTAAATATACTGACACAAAATTATGCATGTTTTTTGGAGTACAGAATAATATCATAAAAGTCGATGAATTAATGACAGATCATTTAATGTACAACAGTGTAGACTGGAATGATACATGGCTTCATCGACCAGATTATTCTTTACAGGAATGTATGAATGATTTAAAATTACCAATAGGCCCAGGTAAACACTTTTTAGAAGAAGGTCATCAAGTTGCTGCTGACAAAATATTGGAGCACTTTCGTGTCTGATAAATGTTTTCAACTTTCAATCTCAACATATTGTCAAGCTAAATGTCGTAGTTGCTTACGTACTAATAGCGAAACAGGTGAGCCGGAAGATTGGCTTACGCCTACACATATGAGCGTAGAAGCAGTACAAAATTTAGTATCTGGCGATTATTTTAAAAAGAACAAAATGGGATATTTACTTCTTTGCGGAGAATTAGGTGATCCAATGATGCATCCTAATATAGATAAAATTTTAGATATTACTCTTGCTGTTGTTCCTCGAGTAGAACTTTCGACAAACGGTGGTCTGCGTCAACCAGAATGGTATGCAAAGACAGCGCAAAAATATGGAAGTCGTATTCATATTAAATGGGCAATAGACGGCACTGACCATGAGACAAATTGGAAATATAGAGAAGGTGTTGACTATTATCGAGCAATGGATAATATGAAAGCATGGATTGAAAACGGTGGTAACGGTGATTGGCATTATTTAATTTTTGAGTGGAACTGGAAACAGGTAAAAAAAGCTAAACAAATAGCTAAAGATATAGGGATTGAAATACTATTTAAAATAAACAACAGGCCGTTTGGATTAATTAATCCAATTCACAAACGTAAAGTAATGGAGGAATTGGCTAATGGCTAAACAGCAAAAAATTATGTGTATGTTTCATGATGGCACTCGAAGTGAATACGATATAACTGTTGACGGTAGAGTGTGGCCGTGTTGTAAATTTGTAAATGTAATAACAAAGATCGAAGCCGGATTGCAAAAAAAAGGTGCTCTCGACGGAGACGAGTATTTTTTTAAATTACAAAAAGATGATCCTAATTGGAATAGTTTAGAGCACCATTCATTAGAAGAAATATTAGATCATGACTATTTTTCTACATATGTAAACAATGAAGGATGGGAAAGTGGAAACACCAGCGTATTGTGTAAAAAACGATGTACAGCAAATATGCACCAAGACGGAACTTATACCTATGTAGCAGATACAAGTAACAAAATACATAAGAGGATAAAATAAAATGATATACGTAGGCGGCGATAGTTATACATACGGAATTGAATTAAATAATCCTCTGAAAAGTCGATATTCTTTTTTGATGCAACAAAAATTAAAAATGTCTGTAGTAAATGATGCTTGGGGCGGAGCAAGTAATGACAGGATAGCCAGAAAATTTTTAGAGTTTATGAACGGTCATAAAGTAAAACCTGACTTGGTGTTTATTATGTGGGCTCCTATTACAAGATCAGAGCAGTATGCTCCTGAGGAAAATATGTGGGAAGAACAAGACGGATTTAGACAAGTAAGATCGCCTGATATTTTTTTACCTGCCAAAGCTAAGCCGACAAAAAAGCAACTACACTGGCGTCGATCTCTTTCTCAGTTAAGTGCTACGCAAAAATGGTGGCTTAATATATTTGACCAAAAAGGAGCAATTGATAGTTATATTAGAAATATAATGATAGTTCAAACTGTTTGTCGTGCAGGAAATATACCGTTTATAATGACTAATTGTAATTCTTCAATGACACTCAAACAAGTTGATAATTTTATAAGTCGTAATAAAACAGTAGAAAACTACACTCAACAACGAGTAAATCTCATTGATAGTAGTAACTGGTTATTTGATAAAACATGGTCTTTTGCTGAATGGGCAAAAGATAACGAATATCCAATAGGCCCACAGTATCATCCGTTAGAGGAAGCACATAGAAACTTTGCTGATATATTAACAGACAAAGTTAAGGAGAGAGTAAATGCCTCCGATTAAATGCTTCTTTGCAAAAAATGCAATTAATTACAAGCCCAATGATAGAATAACTGCGTGTCCCAGAGGTCATGGATCTTTGGCTAAAATTAGTGACTCTGTAAAACCAAGTGATTTTTTAAATAACGAAGGATTTAGAAATCTTAGGAAAACTTTACAAGATGGTGAATGGGATACATCGCATTGTGATACCTGTATGGAAAGAGAACAACGAAATATCACAAGTATGCGTCAAAACATCAACTCTGAATTTAATCCTAACACTAAAATTAATGCAAACGGCAAAGTGCGTTATAGAGAATTAAAATTTATAGAGCTTAGATTCAGTAATACTTGTAACTTATGCTGTTTGCATTGTGGTCCTGATTACAGCAGTCAATGGGCATCACTTATAAAAAATAATCCCTTACAAAAAGATGACGTTGCTCATAATATTAGAGGATGGGTTAATCCGAGTAAAAATACAAATTGGACAAGTAAGCAAGTAAGAGACTTTGTAGAAGACTTAAATAAAAACTTTCCAAATGTTGAAAGATTTGATATTGCCGGCGGCGAGCCATTGTATCAAAAACAATTTTGGCTATTTTTAGATTTAATAAAAGACCATCCTAATATAAAACGTATGACTATTAGTATTACTTCTAACTTTAATGTTGACATTAATTATAAAGATCTTGCTAAAAAACTTAATAAATTTAAACGTGCAAATGTGCGAATAAGTTTAGATGCTGGAAAAAACTTATACGATTATTTTAGAGGCGGTAGCTGGGAAAAAGTAGAAGACAATATAAAACAGTTTAACAAAACCAGAAGGAATACACAATTAGAGGTTACAAATACAATCGGAGTTCATCAAATTTTAGATCTTGAGGATGTAATTGTAAGTATGTTAGAACTTCCAGTTGACAAATTACATCATAGTATTATACAATATCCTGACTATTTAAGTCCGCACGTATTTGATTCTAACAATCAAAGAGTTATTGATGAAATTGATAGGGCTAAAGCAGCAATTGATTGTTATAAAAGTGATATAAAATACGTTAGCGCTCATAGAATGATTAAATCACTTGAAAAGGAGTATAGTAACTCAAAGTATAAATCTACTTTACTAAAAAGTTTCCAATACTATACTAATAAAATGGATAAAATTAAAAATACAAATTTTGAATCAGTGTTTGGATATAAAATAGATGAACTCTAACTATTGTGTCCTTCCTTTTGTTCATAGTTGTACAAACGTAGGCGGCAGAAATAAGCCTTGCTGTAGATTTTCTGACCAAAGTTATAACGATCAAGTTAGTCCGTTAGATTATTTCAATGGAGATAAGATAAATTTACTTAGAAATAAAATGCTTAACGGAGAAATAATAAAAGGATGCGACAAGTGTCACGCAGAAGAGTCGTTAGGTAAACAAAGTTATAGGCAACGGTCAAACAATCAATATAAAGAATATATTGACAAACAACCTACTTTAAAATTTATCGAAATTGGACTAAGCAATGCCTGTAATTTTGGATGTGTAACTTGTGATGCAGCATATAGCACAACTTGGTGGCAGGATATTGATGATGTAAATGCTATAGGCGCTAATAAAGCAAAACCTGATCAAAAAGTTGTATACACAGATAGTAAGTTTAATGACTTTTCTAATATAGATAGAATAAAAATATTAGGCGGCGAACCATTTATGGAGCCGAGAAACTTAGAGTTTTTAAAAAAATGTAATTTAAAAAATATCGAATTAGAACTTGTTACAAATGGTAGCATTTTGCCAAACAATGAGTGGCAAGAAATATTGCAACAACTAAAATATGTAAACTTAGATATAAGTTTAGACGGCCATGGTGAAATTGCCGAGTATGTGCGTTATGGAACAAACTGGAAAAAATTAGAATCTAATATTAATTGGTGGAAACAGTGGTGGAGTAATAATAACAATATCACTATAAAAAGTCATTTTGTAGTTCATGCTCTAAATGCATTTGATTTACATAATTATTTAGAATGGCAAAAAAAGTTTAAATGGAAAACTACGTTTGATATACTACAAATGCCAGAATATTTAAATATTAAAATTCTGCCAACAGAAATGAAGAAAGAAATTTTAGAAAAGGTAGATATTAAGAATGTTACAAACTATTTAACTAAGCATATGAACATTTTTGACAAGGACCAGTGTAGTCTGCTAACTAACTATGTTAGTGTTTTAAATAAAAAACGTAATCATGACTTACAACAAATTAACAAACTAATGGATAGACTTAATGAAGCAACCAACAGATAGTAAAACTTTTTGTATTTTACCTTGGATACATGTGAATGGTAGTGTCGGCGGAGGTTATCGACCATGCTGTAATAGTGAAAGTTATTTTGATTTTAAAGACGACAACAACAGTATCAAACAAGCGTTTGAAAGCAACAGTATGGACGAAATCCGCCAGTTTATGCAGCAGGAAAAAGAACATCCTGCATGTGAAGTTTGCTATTCAAGAGAGCGCAATAATGGATTAAGTTTTCGACATACATACACAGTTGATAAGTTTAAAGAATTTGTAGATCCGAATGCAGACGAAAAAATAAAATATTTAGACTTACGTTTTGATAACACTTGTAATCTTGCTTGTAGAATGTGTGATCCAAGTAGTAGTAATCAGTTATATAGTAGTATCGAATGGTATAGGCAAGAGGATAAACCACTACCAGAACACTGGAAAGGGTTTACTAATTATAAACAAAAAGATCAAACACAGATTAGTGCAAATCGTAAAGACTATGTAATAGAATTATTACCGGGTATAGAAGTTTTAAAAGTAACCGGCGGCGAACCTTTTATTAGCAAGGATTTTTTAGAAGTATTAGATCATGCAATTGAAAATGATTATGCAAAAAATATTAGATTGCTAATAACTACAAATGGCACTAAGTTTGTAAAGGCAGTTTTACAACGTCTTAAACATTTTAAGGGCGTTGACATGAATGTAAGTGTTGACGGAACCAGTCATGTGTATGACTATGTTAGATATCCTTTTACATGGAATAAATGGAATGATAGATTTTTAGAGTTTTTAAATTTTGCTGATGAAAACGAAATGTATAAAAACAAATACTTTCGAATTCGAACAAGTACAGTTGTTACAATGTACAATTGGTTGAATTGTCCAGAGCTATATACACATTTGAAATCTTATACTGAACAATTTCCGTGGTTAATTAATAAAAATTATATACCACGTATAGATTTTAATTTAAATCTGCGCCCAAAAGATAGTGAAATGTCGGCCAAGTGGTTACCTAATAACATTTTAGATAAGGGTTTAGAGTTATGGCAGCATACTGATTGTAGACAATATAAAGAATTTGAAAAGTATGTAGTTAATGCAAAAAAACTAAATTCAGACGATAAAAATCTTTATCGAGAAAAAATTAAATACACTACTACGACATTAGACAAACAGCGGAAACAAACTTTTGCTGTATTAGATAGCGAGATTGTTAAATGGCTAAAATAGATAAAAAAGAAGCAGAGCGTTTAGAAAGTTTAGTACCAAATAAAAAGTTTTGTCCTGCTCCCTTTATGCATACATATATAAATTCAAATAATAGAGGATATAAACTTTGCTGTATGAGTCATATTGTTGGTCGTTGGGATACTGAACAAAGTCTTAAAGAACAACACGAAGAATTTTGGACTGGTGAAACTATGCAAAGTATTCGCCAAGATTTTCTTGATGGCAAAATGCCAGAATCGTGTGAGTGGTGGTGCGGTCGTTGGGAAAAAGAAGGTATATATCATAAGAGTGATAGATTAGATTTTATAAAACGCTATGAATTAGAATTAAAAGCAGGATTTACAGAAATAAATTGGGACATAACTCATGGTACCCTTGAATTCCAGAAGCCAGTCGATATTGATTTACGACCAAGTAAAATGTGTAATTTAAAATGTCGTAGCTGTAATAGTCTTTGGTCCGATAAGATTGAACAAGAAGTACTTGCTAATCCAGAAATACAAGGATGGAGCCATTGGGACATGGTAACACAAAGCCCTAATGCTATGCGTAAAGCAAAACAGATTGATTACTCAGATCCTAAGTTTGATGTTGTTAGTAATTTAGACTTTTCAAATGTATTTCGTTTAAAAATGAGCGGAGGAGAAACGTTAGTTGATCCAAGAGTTTATAATATTATGAAAAAACTTGTTGATAGTGGCGAAGCAAAGAATGTACGTCTTCATCAAATTACAAACTGTACCAGCCTTCCAAGCAGAATATACGATCTACTGGCACAGTTTAAAGAAGTTAGTTTCAATATTAGTGTAGATGGCGTAAAAGAAACAGATGAATTTTTACGTGACGGAACCAGATGGGATCGAAAACAAAAAGTATTTGATAAAATCTTTACATTACCTAATTTAAAATGGGCTGGCATAATGCATGTCTTCCAGCCTGTTAGCGCATTTCAAGTAAAGCGTAATGTAGAATGGTTTTTAGAAGGATACAGAAAATATACAAAACAACATAACGGTGTTACTTTTAATCCTATTGTTGATCCTTGGTATCTAAGTGTAAGTTGGTTAGATGAAGATCATAAAGATTACATAAGACAGCAAGTAAAAGAATGTATAACAGAATTTAATATGTGTAAACAAGAACAACAATGGTTTGATCTGTTACATAGTGAATTAGATAAGACACAAACTGACGAGCGTCGAAAAAGATATGCAAATGATTATGTGCGAGCAGAGTTAGCATTGGATAAAATAAGGAATACAAGTTCTCTTACTATAGAGCCTATGCTACAACGATATTTTGATAGATACGATCCAAACAATGTTACACACGGTGACAAAACAGGAAGACCAGGAGCCCACTTTGACGGAAAACCAAAACCAACAGTCTAAAAAGGTATTTTGTACAGCACCTTTTTTTAATTTATATTATAAGGGTAATAAGGATTATAATAAAATAATGCCTTGTTGTGAAGGTCGTTTGGGATCTTTAGGTAACTTTAGCCATTATGAAGAATATAGTAAAAGTAAATGGTTACGAAATATAAGAAAGAAAATGCTTAACAACGAACCTGCAGAAATATGTACTCGATGTGTATCTGTTGAAGAAGCTGGCGGGTTCAATGCGAGAGAACATTATAGAAATTTACTTGAAAAAATAGAATTTAGGACAAAGGAAAAAGTAGAGTTTAACTTTAAAAACGGGAACCAACACGGCCATCCGATGGCATTAGATTACAGAGGTAGTAATCTTTGTAATTTAAAATGCAGAATGTGTCATCAAGGAAGTAGTTCGGAAATTGCTAAAGAAATTAATAAAAATCAAGATCTGTATCGTCCAATGGGATACGGTAACGGAGTAAGTCATTTATATATTAATAACAAACTGCCTAACGAGTTTATAGACGAGCTTAAATTAGACAACGTGTATAGATTTAAAATCTTAGGCGGAGAACCGTTAATGCAAGAAGATGTGTACATAGGATTAGAAAAAATGGCACAGTTGCCACACAGGAAGGAAGTTGATATAAGTTTTACAACTAATGCAACTAACTTTCCAAAAAGATTCTATGACTTAATTGGAAAATTTAGACGTATATTGATGCGAGTAAGTCTTGACGGTGTTGATGATGTATTTGAATATTGTAGATCAAACGGCAACTGGGACAAAATTATGAAAAATATAACTTCGTTGTCTGAGCGGGGTTATACACAAAATGAATTAGCTCTCGGTTTTAGTTTTGTTATACAATTTTATAATGTTTTTAGGATTTATGATATAATGGAATGGTGTGCTAAATGGGAAGATGAACATCCTGTAGAAACTTCGATATGGTCAATGCATACATTTTTTAGTCCAATTGAACAAAATCATTTATCAACAGCAATGTGTACTACAGAAGATAGAGAATTTCTTAGACAAGAGCTTGACAGATTCCTTAAAGATTATGGACGTAGGTCCTGGTTTGATCGTGTAGAAAACATTATATTCAATTTTGATGAAAATAGAAATTTTGATAAAGAAAAAGCCAAAGAAACACTAATTGTATACAGTAAAAATTTAGATAAAATTAGAAAAACTAATTTACCAGATTTACATGAAAGATATAGCAAATATTATGAATGAAACATACAATAGTATTAATCCCAGTAAAACAAATGAATTTATCATAACATGGGACACCGGCAAACGATGTAATTTTGACTGCGGCTATTGCGGCGATGACAGACATGACTTAGTGAGCAAGTTTCCAGACTTCGACGAGCTTGTTAAAGGTGTTGACTTTATTAAGAAATATTTAACAGTAATGATGCCGCATAGGAATAATCAAGTTGCTACACTTAGTTTAACAGGTGGAGAACCTACAGTTAATCCTAATTTTTTACGATTAGCAACATATCTAAACGATCAATTTAAAGACTTTGAATACGAAGTTAAAACTATCTTAACTACAAACGGCAGTTTCCCTCAAAAAAATATTCAACATTTGGTAGATAATTTTAGAGGAATCACTCTTAGTTATCATTGTGATAGTAAAGAAAAACTTAAAGAAAAAGTAAGAGAAAATATCCTTATTTTACATAAGAGTATGAAAAGTTTTAAAGTAAATCTTATGATGCATCCGTATGATAATTATTGGCAAGAATGTTTAGATTTAATCGATGTAATGGACGAGCATAAAGTTAAGTATGTTCCGAGAGTAATTAATGGTTTAAAATATAGTCCAGAGCAAAGTGAATTTCTTACAAATTATTGGCAAAGGAAAAATAAAACTAAAACTGAAATAAAAGTAGAAAAAGTTGAATCAAAGCCGCAAGAAGTTAAAAAAGAAAATGTCATACATCGAAAAATGAAAAAAGATGTTGAAAAAACATTTAACGAATTACGAAAAGATGAAACTAAAACTAATGTTATTCACGGCAGGCATTGTTGTAGTAAACACGAATTATCCTGCGGGTCAATGTGTGGATCTACACAAAATCTTACATATGTTACCGATACAAGATTTCCAGAATGGTACTGCGGTGTAAATTGGTTCTTTTTACATCTTGAAAGTCAAACAGATCAAATATTTCATCATCAAACCTGTCAAGCACAATACGGCAAGGGTAGGGGAGCAGTTGGTAAAATAAGTGAGTGGACAACTTTTACTGACAAAGTTGAAACTATGATAAACACAGGTAAAATGGAAACTATTCAATGTCCAAATAAAAAGTGTGGTTGCGGATTGTGTGCTACAAAGAGTATAGATAAAAATATGTTTAACAACTTAATGTCTAATCATATTAAGGGCGTAACATATGTCTGATAATAGTCTTGGTATTCATATCGAAATATCTTCTAACTGTAACAGCAGATGTTTAGACTGTGGACGATTTGTCAAAGGTACGGACACTATTAATCCGTATGTTGATATTGGAAGTAAAGGCAATATTAGTATTTCGGCTATAGAAAATATTTTTGATAAATCTATATCAGAAACTGCACGATACGTAAATTTTACTGGAACTTATGGTGACTTTACCTTACATCCTAATGCATTAGATATAATGAAATGTATTTCTAATAAAATACAGCCGCACATAAAAAATAGAAATAAAAATGAGTTAACAGATAAAATAAGATTACTTGCTGAAACAAATGGCGGAGCAAGAGACGACGAATGGTGGCACAAGTTTGGTGACTACATCTTAAAATATTTTGATAAAGGTAGTTTAGTTATATTTGCATTAGACGGCACCGACAACGAAACGCACCAAATGTATCGTCGAGGTGTTGACTTTGATACAGTGTTACGACATGCAAAAATTTTAATTGATAAAGGTATACGAACACGTTGGAGCTTTATAAGTTTTGCGCACAATGAACATCAACTCGACGAAGCAAAGCAAATGGCTAACGAAATAGGATTTACACAATTTCGAATTAGAAGATCAAGGCTACGCCATAATCCAAAAACAATTACAAATGTAAAACAAAAAAAGAAAAACATAAGTGATAAACAAATATCAAAGTCTCAGATGTATACAGACTTAGTAAAAGAAAAAGAACATAGTGTTGTAAATGATGTTCCTAAGCCGTGGTATAAAAAGAAGATTGACGATTATGTAAATGAAACTTCTATTGAGTGCGAATGGAAAAAGAAACAACAAATTAGTATAGACTATACAGGCAGAGTTTGGCAATGTTGTTACTTTAGTAATTTTTATCATTATAACTTAAATCTGCCAGACTACGAACATGTGTCAAATAATGCATATGATTATAATTATAATAACCAAAACTACGAACGGTTAAGTGTCTACGAGGATAGATACAATGACAAATGGAATAATATAAATCATAGAACACTTAGTAATATTTTAGGACACGATTTCTTCACAACAGATTTGCCTGATAGTTTTAATAACACTACAGAGCATAAACATAATCCAAGAATTGTACGATGTAGCAAATTTTGTGGAGAAAAGTCAAGAACTTTAGATAAGAAGCTAACATCTATTAATAAAGAAAAAGAGGAACAATAAATGACTTACAAATCGCCGTCAGACACATTTTGCTTACTGCCCTGGGTACATTTAAGTACAAGACC